AGGAAGCGGCCTGATCGGCGCTGATCACCATCACAACTTGAAGCTGGCGCCACTGGGCGCCGGTATAGGAGAAGTCACATGGATGTGAAAGTTATTGCGCGCCAGTCGCTCATGCACGGCCGCCTCAATCTGCGCAAGGGGGAGGTGGTCGAGATCCCGGAAGCGGTTGCTGCGGAGTTGGAGCGGGTGTCCCTGGTGAAGCGCGTGGAGACCGCGCCAGTTGCGCCTGCTGCCCCGGCGAAGGCGAGCACCGGGAACACCCGTGCCAGCCGCTCCAAGAAGGATCAGGCGCCGGCCGCTGGCGCACAGACTGCAGCGCCGGCAGGCGATACGAAGCCGAATGCGCCGGCAGAAGGTGCCGATGCTGGCAATCTGGCTGACGTGGTGCAGACGTCTGCACAAGCAGTGGGGGCTGGGGTCCAAGTACCGCCCGCCGAGGCGAAAGAGGGCGCCGAGACGGACGCAGGCGCGGGTGGCGACGAGGAGGATTGATCCATGCCCCTCGTTACGCTCGATGTAGCCAAGATGCACCTAAAGGTGGATGAGGTCGATGAGGATGAGGGCATCGCGATCTACTTGGGCGCAGCAGAAGCAACCGCCGTGGAGTTTCTCAATCGCCAGGTGTTCGAGTCGGAGGAGGCCATGGCGCAAGCCGTGGCCGCTGATAAGGCGGGCGAAGCACCGATGGTCGTCAATCCTGCCATCCAGGCAGCGATCCTGCTGATCCTCGGACATCTCTATGAGCATCGCTCGGACGTGGTGGCTGTACGCGATATCTACGAGCTGCCGCGTGGATCGCAGACATTGCTGCAGCCGTATCGCAAATCGATGGGGGTGTGATGGCGCTCGATGAACCGATGGCCGGCGAATTGAATCGCCGGGTCGAGATCCGGCACCGCCAGGATCTGCCGCTGGCCGATGCGGAACTCGCCCATGAGTTTGGGGCAAGCCGGCGCCGCTGGGCGAAGATCGAACCGGTAGGGGCCGCCACCTATGCCGGGAGCGTGCAGATTGACGAGAAGGTTACACATCGCGTTTTTCTGCGCCAGATCTCAGGCATTACCTCTGACCATGAAATCGTACACGGCCAGCAGGTATACCGGGTACGGCGGTCAATGGCGATGAACGGCGCGCCGCGTTTCACGATGCTGGAAGTCGAGGAGCTCTGACATGGCAAAAGATCAAGGCTTCTATATGCACTTCGAAGGCTTCGACGGCTTCGATAAGAAGATCGATTTCGACAAGAAGCAGATCCGGCGCGCCATGCGGCAGTCGGGGCGTGCGGTCCAGCAGGCTGCGCGCAAGCTGGTTGCCAAATCGGTGCGATCCCAGCCTGGCGCCTATCCCGGTCGCCGCACAGGGCGCCTGCAGCGCTCGATCAAGCTCAAGGTGTCCCGCTCGGGCTTCCTGGTCCGTGTGGCGCCGCAATTGACCAGCGATATGAAGCAGTTCTATCCCGCCTTCCTGCACTACGGCGTCAAGCGCAAGCCTGGCGGCAAGCGCAAGGCTGGAGGGAAGGGCGGCGGCAGCAACCGCGTCGAGCCGCGTGGCAACTATATGGTCGATGCGCTCACCGACCGTAGCGAAGAGGTGCGACGGATGCTGCAGTCGGCCTTCGCCAAAGCGCTCGTCATCAAGTAAGGATTTCCCTATGAAACTGACTCCCGTTGTCGCGCAACTGCGCGACCGCGTGCCCTTTTTCGCGCGCCGCGTCTTTGGCGGTATCGACTGGGAGGCGCTGGAAGACAGCGCCAAGCTGGCCACCCCTTGCGCCTATGTGATCGTCGGCGACTCGGATGCCGAGCGCAACAAGTACCAGAGCCTGGTCGCCCAGGACGTCACCGATCAGTTTGATGTGGTGGTGGTGCTGGATGCGCCGAACGGCCAGGACCTGGAGCGCATTGACGATGTGCACATGGTGCGCAGCCTCTTGTCGTTGGCGCTGGTCGGCTGGAAGCCGATGCCGGACTTTGACCCCATCGAGTTCGTCGGTGGCCAGCTGATCCTGCAGAACCGTGCCCGCATCGTCTACCGCTTTTCCTATCTGACCGAGTTCCAGCTCGGCCGAGGGGATGCTGCGGGGCCGGCTGAGAACTGGGGCGACGTCGTGCGCGATGAGCTGCCCAGGCTCGAAGGCATCAAGTTCGAATTGGACGCTATCGACCCGATGGCAGACAAAAACCTGAAGTATCCCGGCCCGGATGGGCGTATTGAAATCACCATTAACCAGGAGTTTACAAGTGAGTAATGACCGCTCCATTTTCGTCAAGCCGGGCGACGGACGTGTTGTCCATGACCCCGAGCGTGGCGACGATCTTCCGGCCGAGGGCCGGACCGTACCGCGTACTGCGTATTGGGTGCGCGCTGTGAATTCCGGCGACGTCGTGATCGCTGACAGCGATGACGCTGCCGGTACCGCGAAGCCTGCCGCCAAGTCGGCGGCCAAGTCCGCAAAGGATGAAGGAGGGGCGCAATGACGGTTCCATTCAATAATCTGCCGGCCGATACCAACATTCCGCTGTTCTATGGCGAGATGGACAACAGCATGGCCAATAGCGCGACCTCGACGCTGCGCCGCCTGCTGATCGCCCAAGTCAACGATGACCAGGTGTTGCTGGTCAACCAGTTGCAGCCCATGGGGCGCGTCAGTGACGCGGTTGCCCTGGGCGGCGCCGGTTCGATGCTCGCCACCATGTATGCCACCTGGCGCAAGTCCGATCCGACCGGCGAACTGTGGGTCCTGCCTGTGAAGGTCACCACGGGTACGGCCGCTGCCGGCAAGATCGAATTCTCCGGCATCGCGACGGAAGGGGGCATATTGAACCTCTACGTGGCTGCCACGCGGGTTCGCGCGACGGTGGTGATCGGCCAGACGGCAGCAGAGAGTGCCGCAGCGATGGCCGCTGCGATCAATGCAGCCAGCTTGCCGGTGACGGCTGAAGCCGTTGCCGGCGTCGTGACGCTGACTTGCCGCTGGAAGGGCGATACCGGCAATGACATTCGTCTGTCCATGAACTTCAAGGGGGCGTCAGCCAACGAGAAGACGCCGGCCGGCGTGACCGTCACGCTGACGAACCTGACGGGCGGCGCCGGTTCGCCGGATCTGGTGTCGCTCCTGGCGCTGGTGGGCGATGAGCCGTTCGAGTTCATCTGCCATCCGTATTCGGACTCGGCCAGCCTGGATGACTTCAAGGACTGGATGAATGACAGTTCGGGGCGCTGGTCCTACGCGCAGCAGTTGTGGGGCCATGTCTATACCGGTCGCCGTGGCACGATGGGCCAGTTGTCGGCCTTCGGCAAGGAGCGCAACGACGCCCACATGACCATCGAGGGCTTCGAGCCGACCAAGCCGGACACCATCTGGGATGACGTGGCGGCCTACACCGCCCGCCAGGCGGCGTTCATCTCGTCCGACCCGGCCCGTCCGACGCAGACTGGTGAACTGGTTGGCTCGACCCCGGCGCCGTCGGGTGAGCGTTTCATCTATGTGGAGCGCAGTGCGCTGCTGAAGAACGGCATTGCGACGCAGAAGTATTCGGGCTCGTCGGTCCAGATCGAGCGCGCCCGTACCACTTACCAGCGCAACAGCTATGGCCAGACCGACGATTCGTATTACGACTCGGAGACGATGCACATCAGCGGCGCGGTGATGCGCCGCCTGCAGTCGATCATCACCAGCAAGTACGGGAGACATAAGCTGGCCAGCGACGGCACCAAGTATGGGCCGGGCGATGCCATTGTGACGCCCTCGGTGATTCGCAACGAACTCATCGGTGAGTATCAACGGATGGAGGCCGCTGGCCTGGTGGAAAACTCGGCCCTGTTTGCGAAGTACCTGATTGTCGAGCGTGATGCGAGCAACCCGAATCGTCTGAACGTGCTGTTCCCGCCTGACTACGTGAACCAACTGCGGATCTTCGCGCTGCTCAACCAGTTCCGCCTGCAGTACGCGGAAACGGACTAAGCATCCACACTCACCCCTTATCGGCCCGGCTAGTCCGGGCCGATTTATTTGGAGAATCCTATGGGACAAAAAACAGCGGGCGATTGCTACATCAAGGTGGACGGTGACCAGCTCGTCGTCAGCGGCGGCTGCGAGGCACCGTTGACGGATGTCACGCGCGAAACGGTGGTGCCGGGTTACTACTCGGAGAAGGAGCGCACGCCTTACATCAAGTGCGATGCGGTCGATACCCCGAACTTCCCGCGCGCCAAGTTGGCCGAGGGCACGAACATGACGGTGACCTGCGAATTCAAGAACGGCCGCACCTACGTGCTGACCGGCGCTTACCTGGTGGGCGATCCGACCACTTCCGGCGATGACGCCAAGGCCGGCCTCGAATTCCACGGCATCAAGGGGACCTGGCAATGAAGCTCTCCAAGCCGATCATGGCCCATGGCCAGGAAGTCACTGA